AATGCGCAGCTATCGGCGCTCTATGCTAACGAAAGCACGAGGATGATTGATCTAGAGGTGACGCGGGCCGGTGCTGCTCGCATGCGCCGGGAGGCGATCGAGAACACCGACGTGCCAGGGCTGAAGCTGGCACGCTCCGCACAGCCACTTGACGTTGGCACCTCTCGCACGCTGGCGTTTTCCGCACAGCTGACAGCTGGCTTGCATCGCCGCGGTTGCTCTGACACCGCGTGCGAGTGTGCCAGGGCACCACAGGACGATGGTGACAGTCTCTGGCATCGGCTCTCTGGTGTGGCCTCAGTGGTGGAAACACCATATGAGATGTGGGATATGTTCGGTCCTTATACCGAGAAAGTCAGCTCACGGGCATTTGAGGCATCACTATCCCGGCAGCCTGACGTAGCTTTCTTGGTCAACCACAAGGGCCTGACCATGGCGCGCACTACGAACGCCACATTGAAACTCAGTTCTAGTGAAGATGGTTTAGCCACTGAAGCATGGCTTAATCCGCTGCGCACTGACGTTTCAGATCTCATGGTGGCGATCAAAGACGGCTGTGTCGATCAGATGAGTTTCGCCGCGATGTTGCAAGAAGGTGAGTGGGACGATGAGTACACGACCTTCACCATGTTGGAGCTCGACTTGCACTGCGGAGACGTATCAGCGGTTAATTACGGAGCTAACCCGCACACTAGTATCTCAGCAAGAGCGCATCGACTTCTTAATGAAGTTGACCGACTACCCTCTGGTGCTGCTAGAGCGGCTCTGAATCAGCTACAAGCGCGATTTGACAAGCCTGAGGACAAGTCGAGACAGGCTAGCGGTCGGTCGATCAGTCTGATTCGGAGCGCGTTACTTGCTGACGAAGGCTAATCAGTTTCCTCGTTGTGTTGTTGGATGTTGTAAGTGCTTGGAACTTCATAAACATGCCATCCTGCGTCAGTTCGGCCACGAAATCGTGTTGTTACCCCATTATCGTTAAAATCCACAGATAATAGCTCGATTTCATGAATTATTATTGTGTTATCTTCCATGCAGTAATTATAGACCCCCGCCGGCTGGCGGTTACAGGAGGAAGGACCGTTATGCCGAGTACCACTATTGGGGACCTGGAAGCAGGTACCGAGTTCGAGAAGGAAGCAGCAGAGAAGCGCCGCACTAAAATGCGCATGGAAATCCTGGCTATCATCAACCAAGCACGCCAGGAGGGTCGGTCAAACCTCACCCCTGAAGAGGACAACCGCGTCGCTGAGCTAGAGGTTGCGGGTACGCAGGTACAGCATGACATTGAAGGCATCAACAACAAACTAGCGAAAATTCTTCGGCTTAAAGCTGAAGACATGGACGACCAGAAGAAAGCTCGTGAAGTTACCCCGACCGGCACGCGCAAGCCTGCTTACGATGAGGTAACGCGGGTAGGACGGGAAGAGCGCACCTACCACAAGGGCAATGACCGCAAGGGCGCAGCGTTCTGCCAGGATGTGATTCGTCAGCATCTCTTCGGGGATGTCGGGGCTAGCACTCGGCTTGCTAAGCACATGCACGAAGAGCAGATTGAGCGCGGTCAGTATCTGGAGCGGGCAGTAGGCACAGGGGCTTTCACCGGCCTCACGGTGCCTCAGTACCTCACCGATATGTATGCACCTGCAGTGGCTGCTCTGCGACCATTTGCTGATGTGTGCAACCATCACGACCTGCCGGCCAGTGGTATGACGGTGAACATCTCGCAGATTACGACGCCTAGCTCTGTGGGATTGCAGCCAACTGGTGAGAACAATGCGGTGCTTAACCAGGACATGGATGACACACTGTTGACGGAGAATATCCAGACTGCGGCTGGTCAGCAGACCATCTCCCGGCAGGCTGCGGAACGTGGTACCGGCATCGAAGAGATTGTCATGGATGATCTTTTTAGGCGTTACGCTACCAACTTGGACTCAACGCTGATCAACCAGGCAACGACTGGTTTGTCTGCAGTAGCCGCTACTATCACCTATACCGACGCTAACCCATCGGGTGTGGAGGTATGGCCGAAGTTTCTTGCTGGTGCTGCCGCTACGGAAGCCGCGTTACTGGGCTTCGCACAGCCTGATGTGGTGCTGATGCACTCTCGGCGCTGGTACTGGCTGCAGAGCCAGCTCAGCTCCCAGTGGCCGCTGTTCGGACAACCGAACATCGCTGACAATCGCGGTGGCGAGAACTACGCTACCTCTTATGGTCGTGGCGCGAGAGGCATCCTGCCGAACGGCATGGTTGCTGTAGTGGACAACAATATCGCCACCAACCTGGGCGCCGGTACTAACCAAGATGAGGCTTACGTCATCGCTACTGACGAGTGCCACCTATGGGAAGATCCCGCAGCTCCGGTCTTTTTAAGATGTGAGCAGCCCGCGGCCGCAAGCCTTGGCATTTTGTTGGTCTTGTACGGTTACTATGCATATTCTATGCGCAGATATGCAAATGCTATGAGTAAAATCTCTGGTACCGGTCTTGTTACCCCTAGCTTCTAGCAGGCATTATAGCTTTGCGTGATTGATCATTTATGCATCATGCACTGCATAAAGTGATAGTATGCATTAGGTTATCCAGAATCCGTATAGCACAAGTAGAATAGGGTTTTCGAGAAAGGTGTGATAGGCTGCAAATGTAAAGAGGCTCCGGGGTGTTGGTAGCACCACCGAAGCCTGGTCAACACCGAGAGAGCGGTGCCAACATGGCCCAGTGTAGCAATCCGTGCGCGAGATGTCACACAGAGCCTCGCTACGCAAATACGACATACTGTGTCGCATGCAAGAGGATCTTGAATCAAGAGGCTCGTGCGCGACGGACTCAACGTGAGCACCTTGTTAATCCGCCGAAGCCTGCAACAGCGGATCGTCTGTGCTCTCTTTGTGGAACAGCTCCACGCAATAGTTCAAATAAGTCTTATTGTGTGGACTGTAAGAGAATTAAAGATATAGAGGGTAACGCACGCCGAACTGAAATTGGGCGTAAGCCTTCTGAAAACTGCTCTATGTGTGGTAAGTATCGGGATGGGCGACACCCATCATACTGCGTCTCGTGCAATAAAGAATACAAAGCTGGTCGGTTACTTGCTCCATGTAGTAAGTGTGGAGAAGTCCCTGCGCCTGGTGAACGCACAAATACATCGTATTGTCGCAGTTGCACGCGAAATTGGTGGTTGAAGCATAATTACGGCATCACTAGTGCAGAGTACGATAGAATGCTCGTAGCTCAAGATAACAGATGTGCGTTGTGTTATTGCGAAGCAAATGGACGAACCTGGCATGTTGACCATGACCACCTCACAAAGGTCACACGTAAGATACTGTGTGACAACTGCAATCGGGGACTTGGTCACTTACAAGACGATCCAATAGTGCTGCGACGTGCGGCTGACTATATCGAAGAGTTCAGATTCTTAGCCATGCTATTCAGTGAGTAGAGAGCGGGTGGCATGGCGTACGTAAGAGCGGGTAACTCGTACTGGCATGACGCACAGATAACCAATTTTGAGATCCAATCCAATGGTGACGTTTGGGTGTACTACAGCGGTCGTGATCATTTTGTTGCTCACTTAGGGGCTAATGCGGCTGCTGCTGTGACTGCGCTGAATACATTGCTATCCAGCAATCCCATCGACTTTACCTCAACACTCGTTTAGGGAGATGTGTGTCAGAGCCTGATAAGATGCAGACGGTTCCCGATATTCAGGCTGCTGTGCAGCGTGCTAAGACTCCGGCAGATCGTCGGCGTATCTATGAGCGGGCAGCTTATCTTGGGTTGCTCAGCAAACTGCCGAAGCAGTGGACCGCTGACGGCACTGTAGAGGAGAGCGGGTAATGGCATTAAGACCTATGTTGGTGGATACCGCGATACCGGTAGCCACCTTGCGAGCCGCTGGCACGTACTCGTCGGGACCGATCGCTAACCCTGGCGCGACCAGCAACGTCGGCCTGTGGGTGCACGCTTCAGCGGTGGGTGGCACCACCCAGACGCTAGACGTTGTGCTGCAGACCAGTCCGGACGGTACGACCTGGACATCGCTGACCAGCTCGGCTATCACACAGATGACTGCGGTAGGCAGTGCACAGAGCAACGCCTACGTACCGGCTGAGTACGTCCAGGTGCTGGCCACGGTGGGTGGCACAGGAGCACCAACGGTGACTTTCCGTGTCGAGGTATTGGTGGTGCCTGGTGGCTGACGACGACACGGACACAGGACCAGAGAAGTACGTCCTGCCAGATCCGGAGACTGCGGGCTCGGAAGCGGTGACCGACATCCCAGCACCGGGAGCTGATCTCAGTGACGCTGACCCAGAGAGCGACCCTGGCATCCGGAAGGCTCAGGAGCTGGGCGCTGACTACCAGCGCGCCGGTCAGATTCGCCAGGCTCTATCTGAGCACCGCAACGCTACGCGGCAGGGCAATGGGGAGCGGGTGAAGGCAGCTCGAAAGAACCTGACTGCGCTCGGCTTCGAGGGCGACCCTGAAGCTGACGACGAGACTACTGAGGATGATGGCAAGACACCCCGCGGCCGGCAGACTCGCGAGAGCAAGGCAGTCAGAACTGACGCACCAGCAGCGAA